CCTGTTATGGGTCTTTGGACCTCTTCTATTGGAATCATTGGTCTTGCTCTCAATCTTCGTGCTTACGATTTTGTATCGCAGGAGATCAGGGCGGCAGAAGATCCTGAATTTGAGACGTTCTATACGAAGAATATCCTTCTGAACGAAGGTCTCCGTGCCTGGATGGCACCAGTTGATCAACCACATGAATCCTTTGTATTCCCTGAAGAGGTATTGCCAAGAGGTAATGCTCTATGATATACTTAGAGGGTCTAATGACCCTCTTTTTTTATGTTTAGATATATTCTTGCTGGTCTCCTGCTTGGAGCAGCACATGGTATGACAGTTCCAGTAGAGGCTGGTGAGGATAAAATTACTAAAGGATACAATAGCATGGATGCCATGGGTTGTATGCTAGTGCGTGAGTGTAAAAATGATGTACATGAGGTGCATTCATTATTGGACATTAGTTCGCAGTATGATAACACCGAGGAGTTCACACCAATTGCACACGAATTTAATCGTATGCTATTGTCAATGAATCGAATTGGAATCAAGGTATTCCTTGCTGATCAACGATACTTTCCAGTGATGCATCGTGGTGTCTATCATACTGTGAGCAATAATGTATATCTCAACAAAAGATATATGGATGAACCACACATTCTGATGCAACTAATGAGACATGAAGGATGGCACGCTGCACAAGATTGTATGGCAGGTACGATTGAGAATAGTATGATCGCTATCATCAAACCAGAAGATGAAGTGCCTATGATCTGGCGTGTGATGGCAGAGCGCACTTACCCCTCCTCTGCGGTCCCTTGGGAAGCAGAAGCACAGTGGGCAGGACGCACTGAGGGTATGACACAAGCAGCACTAGACGCTTGTGCTACTGGTGCTATGTGGGAGATCTATGAACCTACTCCTATGACCCGTGAGTGGTTGGAAGAAAATAATTACATTAAGTGAAATGAAAATTACAGCGTACACAACCAGTGGTTGTTTTTATTGTGATCAATTGAAAAAATTGTTTGATAGAGCAGATCTTGAGGTAGAATATATTGATGTTACTGAGCGTGAAGCAAGGGTGGAGTTTCAATCACAATATCCAAAAGTTCGTGGGTTTCCTCATGTTGTTATTGATGGGAAAGAATATGGTGGTCTTGTAAATACTGCAAAATTTCTAGTCAAAGAAGGTTTAGTTGATGCCAAAAAATAATGTTGGATTGGACATAAATAAAGGCATAGAGCTCATGTTAAGGAGGGCTAGACCGAAGGACCCAGCACCCAAACCCAAGGGTGGGTTTGGATTCAAGAGATCATTCTCCCTCCTTAAACGTAAGTATTATTTCAACTTAGAGTTTAGGTGGGAACGTAGGTAAACACCACAAGGAGTTGAACAATGGAAACGGCAACAATCCTATTTTTCTCGGCAACAGCATCTTTTATGTTCTTATGTGTCGGGGTTGTAGCAGGGTGGACAGTCAAAGATTTCGTGCATGATTACTTTTATTCAAGAGAAGAAGCAATGGCAATGCATCCAGAAATGTACGATGACGATGGCATCATTATTAACGAAGAACTATTATCAGTGAGATTTATTGAGGACAACGACGATGAAACTTTTGATGCATGAGGTACTTCAGAAAGTATCAAACGCGAAGACCAAGGCAGAAAAAATTAAACTCCTTCAGGAATTTAATACACAGGCATTGAGATCACTGTTGATCATTAACTTTGATGATTCAATTGTATCTTTGCTACCTCCTGGTGAACCACCTTTTGAAAAGAACAATGTTCCTGAAGGAACAGAACATACTCGACTAGAACATGAAGCACGGCTTCTTCATCACTTCTTCAAGGGTGGTTCTAATGTGAAGCAGACAAAGCGAGAGCAGATGTTTATTCAGATGCTTGAGGGTTTGCATGAAGGTGAAGCAGAGGTTCTTTGCTTGGCAAAAGATAAGAAGATTGGCAAGCGTTGGAAGATCACTAAACAGTGTGTTGAAACAGCGTTTCCATCTATTCAATGGGGAGGTCGTTCCTGATGGGGAAAGGTTGTAAAATTATCCACAAGGATTGCGACCCTTCTCTATGTAAAGATCGATCTCTTCCTTACACTGCCTTTATGATTGAATATAAAGAAGGTGGACTAACAAAATTTGATATTGCTGCTGGTGCAAAGCAAGTAGATGTTTTTGATGACTATTGGGATAAGTATGGTCGTGATTTTGTTACCATGACACAAACAGAGGGAAGAGTTAATCCGAAACTCTGGCAAGATCCTAATGCTAAGAAAAAATAAATTGTATCCTATGTTACCGTTTGCACACACTATATAATCATGGTATAATTACCATACGTTCATCTTATGCTCAGCATCCTGCTGGCATTGACCCTTGCCCATCATGCCGACGACAACCCCTACGGGTGGCACATGTCGTGTGAAAGGTTCTTAGAGAGAAGAGTTGAAATCCTTATGGATGACAACTTAGATCGTCGGTCTAAATATAATCTACTAGGTTATCTTAGATCTAAAGTAGAAGGTCAATGTAAAGATATGCTAGTATAAGACGCAAGTAAGTCGCGGAACGGAGCGTTCATCCCATGATTGAGTTACTACTCTATTCAACAATGGCATGTGCAGATGCTGATGCTTTAATCCTTGGGATTAAAAAGCATGAGGATCTGAAGCCACAGTGGAAAATAGAACTGGTGGAGACCGTAAAGGAATCAGTGCCAGAATGTGACTACTACTGGGACGCAAACGACTGAAGGAACGGGGCGAAAATCCCATTCTTTTAGGAGACCTACAATGAACACCCTTAACATCATCCGCAAGCAGATCAACAAAGCTGCTGCCCTTCACGATGCTCAGATCACTCACACTACCTATCGTGGTGTGAAGTATGATACTAAGTGTGTGGAAGCAAAAGATACCCGTGGTGTCTTCTGCTATCGTGGTACATCTTACGCTAAGTGATCGCCATGTTAGCTCTACAGGTAGTTGGACTCACGTCCCTAGGTTGTGTAGCATTCATTGGCATGATCTATGGCGAACTATTACTCTTGCATAAGGGGTAATTATGAGAATAAAACTGGAATATGATCTTCCAGTTTATGATCCAGACAAACACGATCCTGATAAAGTTTTTGGATTTTTGACGTATCGTGGTGTCCACTACGCCAAGTTGATTAATTTAAAATCACGAGGCAATGCAAACTGGAAAGTGAATCACAAAACTTAATAAGATTCGGTTAAGAGAGGTCAAGTTACCTCTCTTTTTTTGTGGTAACACATCTATTTTTGTATAATTCACTACCTTTCTTCCTACATAGTAGTAGAATTATGTGAGGTGACAAAATGATCCCTAACCCCTCCCTTTGTTATTTTGACCACGATATGGAGGTGACTAAATGCACAATCTATTATCACGCGCTCAGTTAGATGAGTGGCGACACTTTGAAGATACTTTGGATGAATTAACTATAGAAAACCAAAAATTAAATGACTACTATGAGTGTCTTATTGAATGTGATTCGTTAAATCAATCTGAGTGCAAAAGGATATGCAGGAGGATATTGATGTAAAAATGGGAGGAGGGGTTGCGACCCCTCTTTTTTTATGGTATGATAGTGGGATCTGTAACCTAAATATGGATAGAGAGAAACTAAAACTCATCGTCAAGAACATGAAATCTCTGGTGAATGCATTAGAGAGCGAGGTTTACTCTGACACTGACGCTTACAAGATTCAGTTGCAGCAAGGTGGACCACAGTTTGGATTCAAATATGATGAAGGAGATGATGATGGATACCCCGATTGATTGGCGATACAGTGACGAGAGAATGGACGTGCGAACGCAAGCACTAAACATTCTTCTGAAGAAATTTGGATCAGAGATTTGCTCTGATGGATCACCACGCTATAGCAACCGAAGCATCTATGAATGCGTTCACGATTGGGTGTCCCAAGGAAACGTAAGAACAGATGGCATCGTTGCCTATTATAAAGCGTACTATGACACGACTAAAAGATCAAATTAGATTAGCAAAGAAAGCACTTAAAGAGGCACGTAAAAAACCTGGGTTGTATACCGATGGTGAATTACAGTACATGGCAATGCAACTAGTTCGTGCTAAAATAGCATTGAAAGAAAAACAATTACGCCGCAGGCAGGAGAAAGGATTTAGCAATGAACTCAGTGAAACTCGTAACAGTGACTCCCGACGCGGAGAAGACAATGGGGTACGTGGCGAGAGTGAGCAATCCGAACAACCAGGAGAACCCTAAGGTCGCTGGTCTGCTAAAGTATTGCATCAAACACAACCACTGGTCTGTCTTTGAGCAGGCACACATGACCCTAGAGATTGAGACTACGAGGGGAATCGCAGCTCAAATTTTGCGTCATCGTAGCTTCACATATCAAGAGTTTTCCCAACGGTATGCTGACAGTTCTATGTTGGCAGATGAAATTCCTTTGTTTGATCTTCGGCGTCAGGATGAAAAGAATCGCCAGAATTCTATTGATGATATCGATCCTTTTACCAAGCAAGAGTTTGAGATCAAAATCAAACGACACTTTGAGGAGGGAATGAAACTCTACAAAGAAATGCTTGATGCATCGATTGCAAAGGAGTGTTCTCGTTTTGTACTCCCCCTCGCCGTACCAACCCGTATCTATATGACAGGATCTGTTCGTTCGTGGATTCACTATATAGATCTACGGAGTGCCCACGGCACCCAGAAAGAACACATGGACATTGCACTAGATGCTAAGCGTGTGTTCGCTGAACAATTTCCTATTTGTGCTGAAGCATTGGAGTGGAATTAATGCCTACATATCCTGTTAAAAATTTGAAGACAGGTGAAGAGAAAGAACTTCACATGTCTATGAAAGAATACATGTCCTGGAAAGAAGAGAATCCTGACTGGGACAAAGATTGGTCTAAAGGTTGCGCTGGAGCTGGTGAAACTGGTGACTGGCGTGATAAAATGTCCAAGACACACCCTGGTTGGAAGGATGTGATGTCCAAGGTAAAACAAGTTCCTGGTTACGGGAACTCAACCAAACATAAAGACGGTTATCAGTGGTAATTATGGCAAGAGGAAGAGGAAACAAAGCGCCTGGACAGGGCATGTCGAAGAAGCAACTAAAGCGTAAGAAACCAATCAACGAATCTTACCTTCTCGATATTGAACCACTCACTGACAACCAAGAGGTTTTCTTTACAGAGTGGGCAGAAGGAAAAAATATTTTTTCCTACGGTGCTGCTGGCACAGGTAAAACATTTGTTGCATTGTACTTAGCACTGCAGGATATTCTAGATGAGAATAGTCCTTTTGAAAAACTATACATCGTTCGATCATTGGTCGCTACTAGGGAGATTGGTTTTCTTCCTGGCACACACGAAGACAAAGCATCTCTTTATCAAATTCCATATAAGAATATGGTAAAGCATATGTTTGAAATGCCAGATGATAATAGTTTTGAAATGCTTTATGAAAATCTAAAAGCACAAGAAACAATTTCTTTTTGGTCTACATCTTTCCTACGTGGTACTACTCTCGACAATGCAATCATCATTGTTGATGAATGTCAGAATCTAAATTTCCACGAACTTGATTCGATTATGACTCGTATTGGACAAGATTCCAAGATCGTTTTCTGTGGTGATGTCAATCAGTCCGATCTACAAAAAACAAATGAACGTAATGGTATTCTTGACTTCCAAAGAATCTTAGAGAACATGGAAGAGTTTTCTATGGTAGAATATGGAGTGCAAGATATTGTTCGTTCTGGTCTTGTTAAGTCGTATCTCATTAGTAAATTGACGCTTGGTTTGTAATGCAATTGTTTAATCATGTTGGTGATCTGACGCCTGTTGAGATGACCGCTGAAATGGTGGAAGGAAAACGTGTCTACTTCACGCCATCTGGCAATCAATATCCATCAATCACTACCGTGATTAGCAACAACGCTAAGAAGCAAGCAGGTCTTGCGAAGTGGAGAGCACGGGTTGGTAAAGAGAAAGCGGCAAACATTACTGCACGTTCCGCAGGACGCGGTACAAAATACCATTCGATTACTGAGGATTACTTCAACAATACTCTTGATCTGAAAAAGTACAGTAAGTTTCCTCTGCCTGTGTTGATGTTTCAGCACAGTCGCTCTGTCTTGGACCGTATAAATAATATTTACCTACAAGAAGCGGCACTTTATTCTGACCAACTTGAGGTTGCTGGTCGCGTTGATTGCATCGCAGAGTTTGATGGGGTTCTGTCTATCATAGATTTTAAAACATCTGCAGAACCAAAGAGAGATAGTTATTTGTATGATTATTTTGTTCAGGAGACAGCATATGCATGTTGTCTTCAGGAACTCTATGGATTGAGTGTAAAGCAACTAGTTACTATTGTCGCCTGTGAAAATGGTGAGACACAGGTTAAGGTTGTTCCGCCTAAGAAGGAATATCTTTTGCGATTGATTCAGTACATAGACGAATACAAGACACGACATGAACAAAAACCTATTAGAAGATAAATTTATGACATCTGCGAAGTTCTCTCAAGAAGTTGAGAAGGTTGCATTAAATAACGCGGATATGAACTACATCGATGCTGTTCTCCATCTCTGTGAGATCAATGAAATTGAAGTAGAATCCGTACCAAAACTAATCTCCAAACCATTGAAGGAGAAGATTAAATATGAAGCACAGAAGTTAAACTTCATTAAGAAAACGTCTAGAGCAAAATTAATGTTGGTGTAATGAGTACATTTTTTCAGTCCGAACTGGTCCGTGGCGACATTCAAGAGATGACTTCTCTTCAGGAGTTCTGCTTCCGTTGTGCAATGAACTTATCTTTGTTGGACAAGGAAGAGAAACTTGAATACTTTGAAGCTCTCGAAAAGTTAATTGAGAAACAGAAGATCTTTCATGCTCGTATCTGTTTGAGTGATGATCCAGAGGCACAATCTGTTGCTGAAAGTATTAAGAAGGCAGTTGTTTTGTTGGGTGGGAATGAAGAACTCAATCCCAACGACATGTTTGACGAACTGCTGGGCAAGGTCCGACAGTTTAAGGACGTTTTAGAGAGTGGCACACAGGATTGACGCCTGTCTGCTGACCTGTTATACTAACTTCGTTGGGCAGATGAGTCGGGGAGACCCGCCTGTACGTAAGACCCAACACCCAAACCAAATCCAAACTAATCCGAGGTAATCCGAATGTCATTCGCAGATCTTAAGCGTAAATCCCAGAACAATCTACAGTTCCTTCAAAAAGAATTGGAGAAATCATCCAGCGGCAAGAACGTTGATGAGCGTTTCTGGAAACCAGAGGTTGACGCTTCTGGAAATGGATACGCTGTTATCCGTTTCCTCCCCGCACCTGAGGGCGAGACCGTCCCTTGGGCAAAGGTGTACTCCCATGCCTTCCAAGGTCCTGGTGGTTGGTACATCGAAAACTCACTCACCACTATTGGAGATAAGGATCCCGTTGGTGAAGTGAACCGCCGTCTCTGGAACAGCGGTAGTGATGATGATAAAGAGACCGCTCGTAAGCAGAAGCGTAAGCTTCAGTATTACAGCAACATCTATGTTGTGAAGGATCCTAAGCATCCTGAGAATGAGGGCAAGGTGTTCCTCTACAAGTATGGCAAGAAGATCCATGATAAGATCCTCGCTGCCATGCAACCTGAGTTTCAAGACGAGACCCCCGTCAACGTCTTTGACCTTTGGGAAGGTGCTAACTTCAAACTGAAGATTAAGAAGGTCGCAGGTTACTGGAACTACGATTCTTCTGAGTTTGATTCTGTCTCTGCTCTCAGCGCAGACGATGGTGAACTCGAAGCAACTTGGAAACTTGAGCACTCTCTTGAGGCATTCACTGCCAAAGATCAGTTCAAGTCCTACGAGGATCTTGAGAAGCGTCTGAACATGGTGCTTGGTATTTCTCAACGTGCTGCTGTGCCCACTGTTGATGATGAAGAGTATGAACCTGCTGTGTTTGATACTCCTGCAGGTGGTGGGTTCAACGATGCTGACATCACACCTCAGTCATCGTTCCGTCAGCAGATGAGTGCTCCCTCTCCCGTCAA